ATAAGAATGGGGACGGCTAAAAACCTCCCCATTTTTTATTTATTATATTGAATATCAGTAAATTAGAATATTAGAATATAAGAATATCAGTATATTGGTATATCAGAATTATTAGAAAACCAGTATAATAGTACATTAGAAATACCAGAATATTAGTATATTAGTAGATTAGTAATATTAGAATATTAGTATTTTAGTAAGTCAGTAGCAAAAAGCTAAGGAAAAAAAATGAAAAAAACAACTATTTGGGAAAATAAATTTTATTTCACTTATTGATATATTTATAGGAAAGAAATAAACAAAACAATATAACACAAAAACAATGGCAGATTTATTAATGAAAATGCCGGTTCCATATGAACCGAAACGTAAAAATAGGTTTATCTTAAGATTCCCTTCATCTTTAGGTATTAACGAATGGTATGTAACATCTACTGCTCGTCCTAGCGCTAAAATTAACTCAACAGAAATTCCATTTTTAAATACTTCAACATATGTAGCTGGTAGATTTACTTGGGACCCAATCAAGGTTACATTTAAAGACCCAATTGGTCCTTCAGCATCTCAAGCTCTTATGGAATGGTTCCGTCTTCATGCTGAATCCGTAACCGGTAGAATGGGCTACGCCGCTGGTTATAAGAAGAATGTAGAATTAGAAATGTTAGATCCAACAGGGGTAGTAGTTGAAAAATGGATTCTTGAAGGCTGTTTTCTGACTAGTTTAAACTTTGGTGATTTGAACTATTCTCAAGATGAATTAGCAACAATTGATGCTGAATTGAGAATGGATAGATGTATCCAAGTATACTAATATTAATTTTAAAATAGATTTATTTAAATCCATCATCCCTTTTGGGTGGTGGATTTTTTGTTCCATGTGGAACGTTTTATATAACCCATTGATTTTCTAATAAATTATACTTATATTAATACAAACTAATTTAATTTATTATGGATAATATTAACCCAATGGTTGCATATGATGTGGTATCTCTACCATCACAAGGTGTACACTATTCCAACGGAAAGAAAACATTAAGAGTGGCTTATCTTACAGCTGCTGATGAAAATATATTAACATCCCCTAATTTACTTCAATCAGATACAGTTATTGATGAATTACTTAAAAGAAAAATATTAGAAAAAGAATTCAATGTTGATGAACTAGTTGACGAAGATAGACAGGCAGTATTAATTTTTTTAAGAAATACAGCATTTGGTACAGAATATTCATTGGAGTTAATAGATCCAGTGACTAAAATTTCATTTGAAACAAAAGTGGATTTATCAGTTTTAAAAACAAAAGATTTTAAATTAATTGCTGACACAAATGGTGAGTATGAGTTTTTTCTACCTGTAACAAAAAAGAATATAACATTTAAATTTTTAACAAATGCACAGGAAAAAGAATTAAAACTAATTAAAGATACAAGTAAAGATGTGGTTATTCCCCTTAACACAAAAAGGCTAGAAATGATGATTAGGTCTGTTGATGGTAATAGGGATCAAATGTCTATCTATCAATTTATACAATCATTACCAATTAAAGATTCACAAGAATTTAAAAAATTTGTTTCAGAAAATAAACCAGGTCTTGACCTAATTGTTGATGTAATCGCCCCGTCTGGAGAAAAAGTCCCTGTTTTGGTTGACTTTGGGGTGGAGTTTTTTCGTCCCTTCTATGGCATATAAGAGGTATCAGATTGAATCTATACTTTTTTTACTAACAAAGGGGTTTACATATCATGATGTATTAATACTCCCTGTACACGAAAGAAACACTATTATCAGTTATTTCCTAGAAAAGGATTAATAAACTATTTATCAATATACAAACTATAATAAAGAATGGGTTTAACTGATGGTAAATTAAGGGAGCTTGCTGAAAAAGCTGGTTATACACCAGGGGAAATCAATGATTATTTAAACTCAAAATTAAATAAAACAGCATCAAGTAGCGGTAGTATTACTGGTCCAGATAAAAATTTAATGGACAAAGTTGCATCAGCTGCCGCTGCGGGGTTTTATGATAGATTTGCATCAACAAAATCTAGAATTTCAACAGGAACAGTTGAAACAATCATAACAAATTTAAGTAAGTCACTAACAATTAATCCAATTGCATTGGTTAAGAATGTTCTAGCTTTAGGTTTAGATGGTGCAAAAACTTTATTAACAGATTTAGCTCAAACACAAGATGATTTAATAAAATCAACAAGAGGTGCTAGTGGTTATGTCGGTGAAGTTGGTACCCAAATGTTAGAAGGTCTTAATGAAGCTATGATTGCTACAACAAGACTTGGTGTTACAGTTAATGATTTTATTGATGCCACAGAAAGCTTAATGACCAATTCTGAAAGAATGGCATTATACAGTGAAGAAACAATATATGCTGGAATGGAAGCATCCATGGCATATACAAAAAATTCTAGAACACTTTTAGAAAATGCTGAGGCATTCAGAAATGTTGGTATGGGGCTTAATGATGCCGCCAAATCAATTAACGAAATCGGTAAAAACTCTGTTAACATGGGGTTAAGTGCCAAAGCAACATCTGAAACTTTAATTAAAAATTTAGGTAGTTTAAATGCTTATGGTTTCCAAAATGGAATCAAAGGTTTAGGTAAAATGGTTCAAGAAGCTCAGGCACTTAAAATTAATATGGATGATATACTTAAGGTTGCTGATAAATTATATGATCCAGAAAGTGCAATTAACCTTGCTGCAAATTTACAAGTTGTTGGTGGTGCATTTGGGGATCTAGGTGATCCAATTAAGTTAATGTATGATGCAACGAACAATGTTGAATCATTACAAACAAGTATTATTGGTGCTGCTAGAAGTTTAGCAACATATAATGCTGAACAAGGTAGATTTGAGGTAACTGGGGTCAATTTAAGGCGTGCTAAGGCCATGTCTGATGCTTTGGGTATATCAATGGGTGAATTGACTAATATGGCTGTTAAAGGGGCTGCTAAATTTGAAGCCATGAGTCAATTAGATTTATTTCCAAATCTAAAACCAGAACAAAAAGAGTTTGTTTCAAATCTAGCAACAATGAAAGATGGTAGAGTTGGTTTCGATTTACCAGACGACATGGCAGCAAAACTTGGAATTAATAAATTACAAGATGGTTTTGTTGCTATTGATGACTTATCTGGGGATCAAGTTGCTAAACTACAAGAAATGCAAGAAGCAAATGAAAAACTTTCAACAAAAGATATAGCCAGACAACAGTTAAATGCAACAACGCAAATTATGTCTGTTGTTAGTGCAATCTACTTAAGAGGCCAAAACGATACTAGAAGATCTGATTTAGGTAGGGGTGCAAAAAATAGAACACAAGCAGCTTCTGATTTTTTATATAAAAATTTAGATGCATCAAAAATGAGTTCAGATCAAATAAAGAATTATATATTAGATCAAGGTGAAGAAGCAATTATCTCAAATTTTAAAGCATTATTAAAAGAAGGTTCTGATTTTGTTGGAGTTGATTTAGAAGAAAAACTAGAACAAGGAATGAAAAAAGCTAAGGAGACGTATAATGAATATGCACCTAAAGCAAAAGATCTTCTTGATAAAGGTATTGATAAAGCAAAAGAAACTTATCAAGATGTAAAAGAATTCATTGGGGAACTTAATGTAAAAGTAGATATTAATAGCAACAGTCCAGAATTAGCTGGTATTGTTGTTAATGAAATCTCAAAAAATCCACAATTAAGAGCCGAACTAGCATCGAATATAGTTAAGAACACTAAAAACTACACATAATAAAATAATAAATTATCTATTTATTAGATAAAAGAATAGATGCCAAGTTACTTAGATTTCAATGCAACAAAAAAGTTTAGGGATGAATTATTATCAAAAACCCTAAACGTTCCCAATGGTCCTCAGACTTTTGGTAGCACAAACTATTCTATTCAAAAAACCAACAGTTTTTCTAATAAGGATCAAGGTGATGTTATTTTAAATTCAGAGACATCTAGAGATAAACAAATAATAGCAACAGAAAACAGTAATAGATTTAGCCCAGATGATAGCAATTATGTTGTTGTTGATGATGTTAGAAATTTAATATCAACAGATAATGTGGGGATATATCCTTATTTCCCAATTCAAAATAACATATTAGGTAGAGGATTGATTGGTGCACTTAATTCAAACAACTATGAATTTGAATCAAAATTAGCCAAATTTGCAAACTATCATTTATCTGAAAGTCCAGATGGCCCAGTACAAGCTAGAATTAGACAAAATTTAGAAGCAGCCACATTAGGTAGAGTTAGGGTTTTAGATGCATTAAATGGTAATCTAGCAACTACTATAAATTTAGTAACTGGTAGAGAAAAACTAATAGAAAAAAATTATAAAATAACTGTTGCAAGTACATTAGCTGGTAAAGCAATTGATTTTGTACAAACAGTAGCTGGGGTAGAATTTCCATTTTCAGAGATTCCTGGTGATTATTTAAGTAATCCAGCAAATCCAGTAGTAAACAGACCTGTACCAAAGAGTGAATTTGGTAAAATATTTCAAGACGCCACAGGTGTGCTTGGCTCTTTACTTGGAATACAAAGAAGACCAAAAGCTAGTAGAAAACCATCAGACTTAATGATTGAGTATCTAAGTGATGGTCAAAAAAGTGTTTTATATAATAACTTATCATTTTCAAAATATGCACCGAATTATACAACAACAGCTAGATCACAAAACTCTAGTAAATTATTTAATTTTGTTGATAGGGTTGCTGCGGGTATAAATAAAGTTTTAGGTCAAGAAGCACCAGCTGGTAAAGCATATATTGGTGACGATAGAGGTAATGATGTAAAAGATACAATAGCAGACTTCAATGGTAATAAAACAAGAAGCCCCTATTATCTTTCATTACTATTTGATGAAACAGCAACAAGATTGTTTCACAATGAAAAAAATATTTCAGAAAGAGGTGCAATACCTGGTAAATTAACATGGTATAGCCCTAATAGTAAAAATAAACTAGGGGCCGGTAATTTAGAGTATCAAAGTGAGAGTTCTGTTTTTGAAGCATCTTTATCAACAAAACACACATTCAGAGATGATTCTATTTTAAGTAAAACACAAGAATTATTAAATTCATTACCAAAAGATGGTGGTCAATCAAGATCACACGTTGCTAATGTTATTGATCAAACAAGTAGAATATTCAGAGAAGGTGATACATTTATCTCTAGGGGTTCTGCAATAAAATATATTGATAAAGCAACAGGTAAACAAGACGGTACAGAATATTGTAGAGTATGGACAAAGGATAGATCTTACATGAACTATTCTGACACCATGAAAAGAAGTGGATTAATAAGAAAAGTTGAAGATAGTGTTTTGTCTACACCTTGGAATTTGAATATTGCACCAATGTCAAATGGTAATGGTTCTTTTGATAAGAGTTCAACCAATATTGATGCTGTTGCTGGTAAGGTTAAAAAATATATGTTTTCTATTGAGAATCTTTCATGGAAAACATCAAACAAGTTTGGTTACACATATGATGATTTACCATATTGTGAAAGAGGTCCAAACGGTGGGCGTGTAATGTGGTTTCCACCATATGATTTAAAAGTTAATGAAACTAACAGCGCCAATTGGGATAAAAATAGTTTCTTAGGTAGACCGGAACCAATATACACATATCAAAATACAGAAAGAAGTGGTACAGTATCATTTAAAGTTATTGTTGACCACCCAAGTATTTTAAATCTATTAATAAAAGAAATAACAGATGAGCAAGCAGAAGAATATTTAAATTCAGTTTTTGCTGGTTGTCAAGATATTGACTTTTATACATTAGTTAGAAAATATACAACACTAGACAGATCTGATCTAGAATTAATACAAGCATATCTTGATTATTATAGAGAAGGTAATACTGTGGATGTATTAGACTCAATTGAATTTAAAAAAATTGCTGGTGAAACAGTAACAACACCAGGAACAAAAACAGAAGGAACAGCAGCTAGTGAAGAACTTGGTACACCAATCAAGTATACAGGTCTTTTATTTTTTCCTAATGACATACCTTTCCCACAAGATGACATATATGCTAATGAAGATTATGGGAAAGTATATTCTGGTTACACAAAAGCAGAAACAAAAAATATATTTAACACAAGTCTTAATACCGAACTAAATAAAATATTAACAGTTAACACACCAAATAATATTGCTGATAGAAAAACAATATATGGTGAAGTACCAACAGGAACCGTATCAGAGCTAGTTACGAGAACCCAAGGCCAAATAACATCTGCATTTCAATTGCTAGAAGGAAATTATACTTCATTAACATCAAGTTTAGAAGCAATAAAAGCTGAACTAGCAAAAAATAATTTAAAGTATATTGATATTAAAATAGAATCATCAACATCATTTGTTGCTGATGAGAAATATAATATTAAGTTATCATACAGAAGATCTGATAGTATTATTAAACATATATTAAAAACATTATCAAAGAATAATGATGTCCCATCAACTGTATCAAAATATTGGAAGAAAACAAAAAGTGAGTTAGAAGCAAAACCTGATGAAGTTAAAGAAGATTTAGTTTTAAATCTTAAAGACTTAGGTTATGGTGAAGATATGAATGGTAACATTAATATTGCATTCACAAACAAAGGAGAAAATGCAACTAGAACTGGTCCTGAAGGTTATGACTGTCATAAACAAGAGATTAAAAATACTGGTGGATTAAAGAAGTATGCGCCGGTAACTTTTTATTGTAGATCAGTAGATGTGACTATTATTGGTTATCCAAAGTCAACACAAATACCAGCAAAACCTGGAACCGAAACTCCTGGTACACAATCTGTTGGTTCAGAAACAATTGATATAACTGTTAACAAGGTACCAAAAAATAGAAAACCACCATTAGATATTGTTAAGAAATTAATAATGAAAACATTATCTGAGTGTTTTTATTTTAAGAAGTTAGAGGAAACTGATCCGGTTGTTTTTAATTCACTAAAACAAAAGTTCAGATATTTTCACCCAGCATTCCATTCAATGACACCTGAAGGATTAAATGCTAGATTAACATTCTTACAACAATGCATTAGACCAGGTGACACAATACCAATCAAAGGCTTAAGTGCTGAAGGTAATGGTGGCTCTCTTGATGCAAGAAATACAACATTTGGTCCACCACCTGTGTGCGTGCTAAGAATTGGTGATTTCTATCATTCTAAAATTGTAATAACAAATTTAAACATTACATTTGAAAACTCCACATGGGATTTAAATCCTGAAGGTATTGGTGTACAACCAATGGTTGCGGATGTAACATTACAGATAAACTTTATTGGTGGTCAAGGAATTAAAGAACCTGTTGCTAAATTACAAAACGCATTAAGTTCTAACTTTTATGCTAATACTGAAATCTATGATTATAGAGCAGATTCAACAGTAAACCAAAAAGACTTAAAAGATTTTAATATTGATTTCTTAGAAAAATTAATTGGTAAAGTTGAAACACCAAAAGTGACAGGTATTGATACATCACAAAATCCTAAAAAAGAAGGAAAATATATTGGTACCCTAACAACACAACAGATGAGTTATCAGCAAAATAGAGATAACTTGTTGGCAGCAACAAATGAATATTTTGATAAATTTAAAGACACATATAATAAGTTGTTAAATTTATATGGTAACGAAATATTACCTTTATTCATATCACCAACATATAGAACAATAAATCAATTAGAAGTTCAAAACACCATTAATACAACAACACAAATCACCTTGTTAGGTAACTACAAAAAGACAAGAGATTTCATAAATTTACATGGTAGGTTAGAAACAAAACTTTTAGAAAAGGTTTCATCATCTGACCACAACCTTATATTAGATTTAGATATGGATGCCGGTTCATCAAAGTATGAAAGGTCTAGAGCAATTATTGATCCATATATTAAAAAAACAGTAACAGAATTTTTAACCAATATTAGAGAAGAAAAATTAATAAAAGAACTTGAGACTAATAGAAACAAATTTATTGAATTGGTTGATGGGTTTAATTTTATTATGGAAACTAATGGTAAAGACGCGAGAATAGATGGCGAAACACCAACGGTTGTTAGCCTAACAGATTTTAATGTTCAAAAATTCTATGAACAGTATGACGAAGCAATTAAACTTGTAAAAGATAAACATTCAATGTTTACTGCTGAATTAAACACATCAATTGATTTTGCGGACCCATCATTTACAGATGATCTTTATAAACAATTATTGGCATTTATCATTAAAAAGAATGTTGATAAAATTTTAAAAGAATATGAAAATTCACCAGATAATAACTTATTTGATAAAAACGCAATAAATAAAATAGAAAGAAGATTAAATAAATTTATTAAAAAAGCATCAGATATTGATGATAAGAAATTTAAATACAAAAAGGTACAAAATAAAAAAGATTTTAAACCATACGCAGTTACAATTAGTGGATCAATAACTGGCCCACAACAAGAAAAACTGAATAACGTTCATGGATTAAAAGATAATTCAACAGAATTAAAACTAAACTTTTCTAAAGCCATTATATAATGAATCAATATTTTAACAGATATGAATATTTCTTAGAAGATGGTGAATTTAAAATTGTACCAGGAATAGAAATACCAACAAGATCGACCGATAAGTATGTAAAGTACATTAAGGGTAAAGATAGATTGGATAAGATGTCTCAAGAATACTATAATACACCGCTCTTTGGTTGGTTAATTATGTTAGCAAACCCCAAGGTTGGTTCAATTGAATTTGATATACCAGATAATTCAATAATTAGGATTCCCTTTCCTCTTATTAATTCTTTACAAGAATACAAAAAGAACGTAGAATTGTATAAACTATATTATGGGGAATAATAAATTAAATCAGAATGAAAACATACTTGTAGTAGTAGATCAACAGAATGTAGTTCACGTTGACCCTAATACTGTATTAGATCAAGATGGTCAATTACAAAGTAGATTGGTTGATCACGAAAATCTGGTTATGTATGTTAATTTGGAAGCTGATTTAGTTCCAAGAAGTGTTCTATACTCTGAATCTGACAAAAACACCTTAACATCACTAGCATCAGGTACATTTAACATGATGCGAAATCAAGGTGATAAAAATGAGTTTGAAAATAATCTCGATACAAACTGGACCGAAACCTTTGTTCCAATATCATCAAAGCAAGATACAATAAATGCTGTAATAAACGCATTTGCTGGAACTAATCTAAATAGAGCAAAAAGCTATGACCCAACCGCACAAACGTTTGGTATAGAAAGTATTAATATTGTTGTTAAAGGGGCTAGTAATATACCACAAGTATCAATTAACTTTATTGATGTAAGAGGTAAAACATTATTTGACTCACCAGAGAATTCTCCATACAAAGCATTTTTTCACCAACCTTGGCCAATATTTTATTTAACGGTTAAGGGGTATTATGGAAAAGCTATTAGATATAGAATACAACTTGTTGATTTTAAAACTAGATTTAATGGTAACACCGGTAACTTTGAGATATCAACAAAATTTGTTGGATCAACATATGCATTCTTGAACGATATATTACTTCAGAATATTGTTAACGCACCGTACATGTATATGGTTGAATCTAGTAAACCGTATACAACAAACTCCAAAACTGGCTTTATAGAAAAGAAAATATCTAAAACCACAAAAGGTTATTCTATTTTAAAATCTGTTTATTCTGATTACAAAGCGAAAGGGTATATTAAAAAAGACTTCCCTGTAAAAACGCTTAGAGAACTTTTGATGACAGCTACGGGGTTGGAGAGTATTATTGAAACAACACTATTTTCACAAACTGTTAATCCAGATGTTTTAAGTGATGTGGCGGAATATGATAAGGTGCTAGATAACTTAGAAAAAAGAGTTATCTCTTGGAGTAATAGATACTTAAACAGTACCGATATTGTAAAAGAAGATGGTGATGTTATTTACTATGCTTTAAATAAAGTTACAAATGATAGAACACAAACATCAAATGGCGCAGCGAGTGCGGACATCATAACAGGAACAACTAATAATCTTTCTTTAAAAAGTATTATAGATAAAGGTCTTGCTGATTTAGAAAATAATTTAGCATTCGGTAAAAAAATTGAAAACAAAAAAGAAATTAAAACACAAACGATATCATTAGATTCGATAAGAAACATAAATGATTTTTATACCAAAGAAGGTGGTAAGTTTGGCGTTGCTAATGAAAAACTAATAGACAGAATCAAAAAAATTCAAAATACATTTATATCAAGCAGAGATAAAGTTGAGAAAGCGGTAGAGGCTAAAATGAATGAAGTTATCAAAGATGATAAAAATGGTGGTTTTGGATTTGAGCCAACAATTAGAAATATCTTTGCTGTTATTTTAGCCAATGCTGACACTTACATTAGATTAATGCAGGATGTTCACAGAAAAGCAATTCAACGATCTAATTTTAGAAAAAGCGCAATTGTTGGTGAAATCAGTAATAATAAAAATGAAGTTATATACCCTTGGCCAGAAGTTAAGAAAAAGGGTAACAAAGAATCATACACACACTATTACCCAGCAGACACCGAAGTTATAAAAACAACACAAGGTAATAATTTTTCACTTTGGCCTGAGGTTGAGTTTATTGAAACATATAATAGTGTTGCAACAAAACGAGTTGATGCTGAAAGTGGTAAAGAAATATTCCCATCAGATTTAATGTTTGTTTTTGAGGGAAAAGATGAAAAAAGAGAAGTTAGGAATGTAAGCACCTTATTTAAAATAGGTCAAGATATATTCCCATACACAAATAAGTCATTAGCGTCAATATTCTATGAAATATATGAAAGAGCGCAACTTATCACATCATATAGTAATTTTTCATATGATAAAGGATTAGATGAAATATGTTCTAAAGAATTTGAAACATTAAATAGTGCAATTGAAAGTGATGTTGATGTTAGAGAGGTTTTAAACCAACAAGTTAAAAATAGACAAGATCTAGTTAATTTTATGTTCTCATATTCACAAAGAGAACGTTATCCATATTATCAAGATAGGTTACCAACGGTTGATTATATTAGAGAAAACGTCGACAGAGATTTTGATATTGTTGAATATAATGGTGTGGTTACAAACACTGTTGCTGATACAACATACGTAAAACTACAAGCAACTCTAGATGACTACAAAATAGATCCATATAGATTAAAAGAATTTCCATTTAATTCGGAATTGTACCAATCATATATTGGTAATAAAGTTTTAGGGGAGAATGACTATAAGTTTACTAATATTTTTAAAGTAAATCAAAATGATAACTTCATAAGTTCACCTATTAGTCCAGAGTCTTGGATATTAAGTGCGTATACAAAAAACATATTTAGTCAAAATATAACATTAAGTGGGCAAACAAGAAACCTACTAAACACACCATACTTTCATAAACAATTATTCAATGATTTTTTCAAAGGTGGTGTTTCAGAAAGATATGTTGGATCTGCATATATTTTATTAAACTCATTACCATTTAAAGATTTAGATGATGTTATTGAATTTAATGGTAATAAAGTTCTTATGTCATCCTTATTTAAGGAAGTTGCGGCGACACACTATGTACCATATTATCTAATGTTAAGATGGGGTGCGATATACCATCGTTATAAAAAACAATTAAAAGAGGGTATTGATATTTTAAGTGGTGTTACAGTTTCAATAAATGGTTCTACTTTTTTTGATAATGGAACGAATGTTGCATTTAACCTGAGTGCGGTTACACCATCAATGAGTGCTGTAACATATTCATCAAATTCTTATGTGGGTGTTTATCCATATTATCATGGTATATTTCATCAAATAGTAAATGGATATAGTTTCTATAATCCATCTGGGTTTACAAAAACAAGTGCAACAGCAGTTAATGCAAGCTCACAATATAATAGTGCGGTTGCAACTGGCATCACAAAATATATTTTAGAAAAACCAACAACTAAAAGTGGATTTACATTAACATCATTGGTTGATAATTCAAAGTTTAAATCTACAGATAATAGGTATACAATTTTACCGTCTAATGGTGCATCAAAAGTTAATAACATAGTTGATACTTTTCCAAGTTTGTTACAAGACTCATTTAGAATTATATTAGACAATAGTGATTTAACTAAACATCCACCATATAACGTTTTATATTTCCCAGAATATAATGAAACGTTTAAAACAACAAGAAACTTATTTTCATTAACTGGTAATAAGAAAAAGGTGATTGATTTAATTGCAACGTTTAGTCCAAAGTTATTAGATGAATTTGAATCTATGTTCTTAAATTTTTCATCATTAGATTTAGATGTGGATTCTTTAAAAGGTAGCACCCACGATTATACTTCTTTTCAAGAAATACTAAAAGAAATATGTAGTGTAGAAAAAACGGGGATTGACTTAACTGTTGATGGCGCTAGAGAAAAATTAATTAATGCACAAAAAACAAAATTAGAAGCTTTAACAACAAGTATTTTAAATAATAAAAACTTAAGGAAATTAGTTATTGGTAATCCAAAACAAATTGATGATTATATAATTAATGGTTTTGTGGGTAACTCGAAATCATATTTACCAAAGAAGTATGATGCAGCTCAATTAACCGCAACCAATAAAAAATTAATAGAATTATATATTGGTCAAAATATAACTGGATCAACATATAGTGGGATAACAAATTTGTATGAGAACTTTTTCCAAGTAAACGATATTGAGGTTTCGGAGGAGAACATATACTCACATAGAGAACTAGCAAGAATATATGCTGGTTGGGTTAAAGACAACAGGACAAAGGATAATTTATTTGTTCCAAATAAGAATGTCTTTAAATCATATATAAAGACAAACATATTTGATCCACAAGATCTTAGACTATTTAATTTCTTACAAAACTTCATAAAAAAGTTTAAAGATTTAGCACAAGAAAAAAATAAAGAAAAAATCACCATATATCATGGTTATAATGAGGCCAAGACAACAAAATTAGATCTATACCAGTATTTCAAATCATTTAATGATAAATGGATAGCAGGAAATGCAATTGGTCAAAGACACTTAATGGATGAGTTTTTATTTCTAGATAGAGCAAATAGAGATATTGGTGATGATGCTTACATTAGTTTGGAAAGACTTATTTCATTAGGTAATGAAAGAAATGCTAAAATAGATTTATACAGTGCGGTATCAACATTAATTCAGGGTACCAATTTTGATATGAGACCATTACCGGCTTATATTAATTTTTATGGTACTAATACAAGTAATAAGAAAAGAATCATACCTTCTAAGAATTTAGCTAGAAATTTATTCGGCACCTTTTTGGATGTAGATTATCAAGATTCTTCGCCAAAAATTATTTTACAGTATATTAACAAGACCTCCCAATATTTGGATATGTCTAGGGTTAATAAGGAGTATAAATTTAAAAGCGATAGTTTTGACATTAAGGACACTAATAATAACCCATTAATTGTTGAACCAAGAATATTCATGGAAACAGACACCGCTAATTCAAATAGGGTGGTTTCATTTGAAGTTAACTTTGGTGACCAAGCACAAGGGGTTTTTAAAAGCATTTCATTAGATCAAAGCACATATAAAAATACAACAGAAAGTGCGATTGCACAAGAAAGATTAGCCAGATCACAAGGTGGTGGTGGATCTCATTCTGTTGACATAGGTTTATTTGACATTTATAAAACAGCATCATATCAGTGTAGTGTAACCTGTATGGGTAATGTCATGCTGCAACCAACTATGTATTTTTACCTAGCAAATGTACCCATGTTTAATGGTACATATTTGATATTTGATGTTAGCCATTCTATTAAAGCTGGTCAATTTGAAACATCATTTACTGGAGTTAGAATTTCAAATAGCAGTTTACCGTCATTAGATAATACATTTATGTCTAGTTATAGACCTTTATTTAGTAGACTACTATCATCAGCGGTTAAAAAGAAACAAAAAACTAACCCTAAGGTAACAACAGAAATAACAATAACAACAAAAGATAAACAAAACTTTAGCGTTGACCCAGGATCTGCTGTAGGTAATGAAGAAATAGCAAATATGATCGTTAAACAATCTGGTTTATTGTATAATTTAATACCATACAATGGTGCTAAGGTAGGTAGTGGTGTAGAAAAATATATTCAATATATTGAACCAACTAAGGGTGAATTTTGGCTTAGAACTAGAGTTGCTTTATTTGGTGGTTCCAAATATGACCCAACTGGGGAGTTAGAATTAGTTAGCGGATGGAAAGCATATCCAAATGTTATCAAGAAGTATAACGATATTAAAGATAGTCTTTATGATTACTATGCTGTTAGGATGGTCATCAATAACAATAAAGAAGAAATATTTAAATATGATACAGAATTCTATAACCCTAGTTTACGTTTGAGTTATATGTTAAAAACCGATGTTAACCCATCAACTGGAAGATTTGATGGACCAGTACATAACGGACCGCCAATAACAGATAATCAAGTTAGCCAATATGGAATAGCAATGTCTGCTAAGCTAATGAAAAAATTAAAATTAAATGAAGGTGATGTTGTCTATTTTAGACTAAACATTAGAAAATAGTAATTATTAAAGTATTTATAGGTATATATTTTAACATTATGGAAAAATTAAATAAAACAGTTGATCAGTTCTTAAACCCAAAGGTTACTAGACAAGTATCAAATGACTCAATGGAAAGAGAGGAGTGTGATTTACAGACTGGTGAATGCTATGTTATTAGATCAAAAGACGGTATCGTTGAAAGAATAAATAAAAAATACATTACCGAAGACGGTAGACAATTATTACAAGATTAATACTATGTTAGAGAAAAAACTCCTAGAAGAAATCAATAGATATAAATCTATTAATAGAAATGCAAAATCACTTTATGTGATTAACGAACAAGAATTACCACCAGCGCCAGCGCCTACTGATGCTCCAGCAGGGGCAGAATTAGATATGCCAGCACCTACTGACGCACCAGCGCCTACAGATGCTCCAGCATTACCAGATTCACCAGAAGGTATGGAAAGTACTGAAGAAGTTGATGTTACTGATTTGGTTAATATGACCAAAAATATCAAAAACGAATTAGAAGCTTCTAAAGGTGAACAAAGCGGTGTTATGCAACAAATGGATGCAGTATTCAGCAAGCTAGATGACCTTGAGGCTAAATTAAGCAACATGGATGCGGTTATCGCTAAAATTGACCAATTAGGTGCAAAGATAGACGATGTTAAACCACAAACACCTCAGGAAAAATTAGAGATGCGTTCATTGGATTCATATCCATTTAATGAAAAACCACAAGAATTTTTTGCACATAAACAACAAGAAATGAGAGCTAGTGGTAAAAACGAATATGTTTTAACTAAGAGCGATATTGAAAATTATTCTAAAGAAGATTTAAACCAGTCATTTAACCCTTATGAAGACGAACAACAACCTAGGTTCTAACGTTAACCTATTTTTGGGGCTACAATGTCAGTTCAAAATATTACATTGGCAAACAAAAGGTTATGCCAGACATATTGCTTTTGGTAACACTTATGACACATTAGACGGCCTTATTGATCAATATGTGGAAATATCAATGGGAAAAGTTGGTAGATTTTCAATTGATGAATCAAACAGAACTATTGAAATTTTTAACTTACAAGACATTGATATTGTTAAATTTTTACAAAAAATAAAAGAATTTTTAATTGGCTTGAAATCCGAGTTATCCCCAGAAAATGATACAGACTTACTGAATTTAAGGGATGAAATGCTTGGTGAGGTCAATAAATTGGCTTACCTTTTAACTTTAGAATAAAACTATTTAAAAAATGATATCAGGATCAGCAGCTTTAACAGCTTCAAATACAACAACAGGATCTCTTTCTTATATTAGCACACTGGTTTCTGGTGCTACAGAGGAAGGTTTATATAGAATTATTGTTGGTAATAGCCACATAAACGAATCGATGGTTAATCAATTACGAAATGTGTATGGTTACACAGTAACACCAAGAAGTTCTTTTATGGGTAGCTATGATGATTATATCATAAGCTGGGGTGACATTGAACCGGGAGTACCATCAGCACCGGAAGGTGGTTCAGGTACTATCACTTTTAACGGTACAAGTGCTTATGTTCGTGTTCCACATGCAACTATGACAACATGGTTACCGGGTACAAATGACTTTACTGTTGAATTTTTCTTAAAGAGAACAGGAAACGGAACCGGATTCCCAAGAGTATTCTCAATTGGACCTGATACTGATGCAACTTTAGGATGTAGTATTGAAAGTGGTACAGCATATATTTGGGCAGACAATGGAACAAATGCGGGTCAGTGGATGAATGGGGCTATGCCAGCTAGTTATAATAATGGTAGCGCTTGGTGTCACATTGCACTATCAAGAATTTCTGGTGTCACTAGATTATATATTGGTGGAGAATATAAGAGTAAATCATCAAATGTAAGAAGTATTAACGGAACAATACACGCAGGTGAACCAATGTATATGGGTGGAGACGGTGCAACAAACTGGTTCCAAGGTAAATTAACCAACTTTAGATGGGTTAATACTGGATTATATGCGGGAAGTGAAACAACAATCACAGTACCTACCGAACCATTATCTAATATATCACAAACTAAATTATTATTATTAGGTGGATCGGTTGCGAACCCAGTTTTAGATGCTACAGGTATTAATACCCTGGTTGATTCTAATACACAATGGAACTCAGACACCCCATTTTCATAGATAATTTTATTTTTTAAAAATAATTTTAGCCCAGATTTTGTAATCTGGGTTTTTTTATCTATATTTTATCATAAGATTTTTAACAAATAAAAAAACTATTATGGCAACAGTAGATTCAGTACTGGCACAGTACGAAAAAAACAAAAACGCTACAAGT